AACATATTAGTAGTGTTAGCTCCTGCACCTGCGGCATTTAAAGTTTGAATTTTAAAACCACCAAGCAATTGTTCTGCAAGGTTTAAATTAGCGTTAGTTTTTGTTCCCCAAGTACCAGCGTTTTCGCCGGTTGCCATTAGCTCTACACCAAGGTTTGTATAAGTGGATGCCATAATTTTGTTCTCCTAATTAGATGTTTAATTTATATTACTTATATTCATAAAGTCAACGGTTTTTAAGCATGAGTTACAGTTGTGTAACCAGCACTTTGTGTTGCTGTAATATGTCTATATCCTAGAGTTCCTACGTTGCCAACACTAGTTACTGCTTCTACCCCTATTAATCCCATTACATCGTTAGGTGAAATTGCACCTACAGATGATGTTGTTGATAATCCTGTTAATGAAACCCCTATTCCTGCAAGTACAGATCCTACAGAAGAAGTTGCTGATACTCCGGTTAAAATCTGTCCAATGTCGCTTGTCAAAGACCCTACTGTAGAAGTTGCCGAAACGCCTGTTAATTCTATTACATCAGCAGGTGATATTGAACCTACTGCAGATGTTGCTGAAACTCCAGATAGTGTAAATGGTAAAGGATTTGAAGTTACCTCTAATGAACCTACAGCAGAAGTTGCACCAGTTCCTGCCGGTGTTAAAGTGGCTCCTGAAAAAATAATTAAACCCCCTAAAGTAACAGTTGTAGATTGACCTGTTAGTCCTACCTCTTCATCTGATATAGGTGCAATAGATCCTTCAGAAGAAGTCATTGCAAGTCCTGTTAAATTTACTGTTTGAAGCAACGCAGGTGAAATTGCACCAAAAGATGATGTAGCCGATACTCCTGTTACTAGTAATGAAATATCAGATCTTGCAGTTGGTGAACCTACTGCAGAAGTTGCCGATACTCCTATTAACCCAACTGTTTCTTGAATTGGTGAAATTGATCCAACAGATGATGTAGTTGATACCCCTGTTACTGGTACCAATAAACCGGAAGCACCCCAGTTTTCTATGCCCCAAGAATCAGATCCCCAACCTACACTTTCTACAATTTCAGTTGTAAGTGAACCAATAGCCGATGTATTTGAAAGTCCAGTAAGAGTTGTAGTGATTTCACCTTGTTCACCCCAATTGTTTAACCCCCAAGTAAACATACTCCAAGTATTTGCAGTTGGAGTATTTGCAGTCCAACCCATTCCAGAGTGATTAGTACAATAATAATATAAAGTTGGAGCAGAGGCAGCTACAGTAATTTGTGTGTACGCTCCTGCCTGTCCAGGTGTCCCATTTGTGGTTACACCAGTAGTATACTCTGAGCCTCCAGAGTGAGTTCCGTTTGCGGTTGTAGAAAATCTTAATGGGTGATTACTATTAGAGCTATCTGATTGATCAAATTTATATGTTCCAGATTCAGCAATATATAAAGTTACATCTGCAGTCGCAGTTGAACCGTTAATTGCATACTTATTAGAAGAACCAAAGTTGTGGTACGGATGATTAGATGGGTTACCACCAACTACCGTTACTGTAAAGGTTCTAATTACCGACATAAGGAGTAACTCCTTATGCTATTCTAAGTATAGCGTTAGATGCGTCTGCTGCTGGAAATTCTATTGTAAAAGTTCCACTTGTTACAGTTTTATCTCCACCAAATGCAATTGCACAAACTGATGGATCATTGGCAGCTGTATCATTAAAAATCAAACAACCGTTAGCTGTAAATGAAGCTGATGTAAAAGAAATGTTAGCAAAATCACAACAAGCTGTGTCACCAGATAAAGCAGGTGTTACATTTGTTAACGCCGCTCCTTTAGTAGTATAACCATTACCATTAGCTACTTCGTTAGATGTAGTATACGCAGTTGTTGATTTATTTAATGTTGCTGAACTTGTGTATAATGCCAGTCTAAAAGTATTTCCACCTTGTGTAAAATTGTGTATTGCTCTTAAAGCTTCTGTTTTAAAAGTATTACAAACTGCTGATGTTATTGCCATAATTTTATCTCCTAATTAATTTACGGTGAAGGTGATTTGACTTGTATCCTAACTGTTCCGTCAGTGTAATCGTCTCTTCTTCTTCTCCCCAGTTGCATTCCTGCAAACTGTTGTATTGCAGTTTTATATCTATTTTCATAGTATGTCAACATATCCATTGGACCTTTTAAATAACCAAATGCTTCAACTAAGCAAGCATGTAATAGGCCTTGTGGGAAGTATTGGCTTATATAAGTTGTTGTATTATTTGCCGATAATCCATCTGTTTGCTTATTATAATATATTCTAAATATATAATTAACGTCTGGAGTAGGTGCTAAATAAATAGATCCTGAAGTAGTGTCAGTTAATCCTGTTGCTCCACCAAACATGGCGTAATATTTAGGTTTTCCAGTAACATCTTGACCAGTTAAATCTCCTTCCGGACCTGTTTCTCTTCCTATATATTCTGCTAAATAAGTTTGATCTTTTTTTTCTAACCAAGTACCTGCTTCAGTAGAGTTAGCTACATTAAATACTTCTACACCTCTTATAAATAAAGCTCCTCCAGGAACTCTTATATTATTTACATCGGCTGCCATTGTCCCTTCGTCTACAAATCTATCTGAATCCATAGGACAATCAATATTAATTCTATGTTCCGCAGACATAATAAAATCATCTATAATAGCTTGAGTAAAAACTCCGTCATCTACTTCTGTGTAGTCTCTAATTGCTGTTGTAAGTGTTGCGTATGTATATGCCATAATTAAGCTCTATCATTTATTGGGCCGTATGTACACTGCAAACCACCACCTGATACATCACCAGGTACAACGCCTCCACCATCTAGACTTATTGTAAAACTATTTTCTTCAGTAATAGTAGTATTAGCGTCATTAACAAAAGTTGTTTGTACCATAGTTGCTTCCCAACCACCAAATATTTTAGCTCCAGAAGGATGAGAATTAGCTGTTGTTGGTGCAGGAGACCGCCCTCTAAAAGAGGCAGAAGTCCCTCTTTGTTCAATTGTAAATGTATTAGTCCCACGATTTACGGAACTAAATTTAATTGTTTCATTTTCATACATACCCGTTTCGCTATTAATTTTTTCAATAACAAAATAACCTGAATTAGGAAACCATTGTGCGTCCGCCACAGTAATTGAAGTTGCTGTTTCTGTAATATCTGCTGTAAGTGTGGTCGATAATTCCACTTCTACAATAGGGACAGAGTTTGGAAAAGCTGAACTATCTACAGGAGTTTTAAGATCTCTAAGTCTTACAATATCTCCATTTACTAACCCACTGTTGGCAGCATTAACAGTTAAAATTTTAGACTGACTTGGAACAGAAAAAGGATTATTAGGTAAAAAATCTTCTGTTGCAAATTCTGTTCTTGCAGGTCTTGCTTTTTGTAAAGCTTGTGGATCTGCATTAGTTGGCTTTGGTTGTAGCTGTGGTTGTTTAGGTTCGTACTCTGACATATGCACAAAAGCACCATTCCATTCTGTAACCATTTCATTGTATGGAAAAGCCATACCAGATCTATCTGATATCGCTAAAGCAAATTTACCTTGTGAAAAACTAGACATTAGCTTAGTCCTGGAAAATATATTTTAGGGGAAATGTAAGTAGAATTAGAAGAACCATCTTCCGACTCAGCTCTTTTTAATTCATCTTCATATAATAATTTTAATTCTTGA